GACTTAGCTATTGGAACATCTTTAAATATCTCACCAAAGCGCTCAATACCGTCCTCTCTGCTCATGTAGGCGCGCTTAGCTCGCCAATCAGACTCAAAAACATTGCGAGCCGGAGCCATTAAGAAATCTTGCCAGTAGATAGGGTCAGCAACAACACGCTCAGAGAAAGGCTTAATCACCTGCCTCTCATTGCCCTCATCATCTAGTAGTGGCTCACCTTGCTCATCGCACTCACACTCAAACTCAGCATCGTATCTTAGCCACACCTGGCCCATACCAGGTAGCAACCTATTCTCGACCGCTGAGCCTACCGCGTATTTGAATCTATCCTGTTGGCAAAGTAGTGCTGATAACAAAGCACGTTGAACTATTTGAGCGCCCATTCTGCCCACAGGGTCAGAGTCGGAAAATCGTCTCTCAACTGCAGGCTTTGGCACCCTAGAAAATAGAGTAGGCTTTAGTACTTGAACATTAGACCAAAGCACATTGTATGTAACTCTTGAGGGGGATGTCTTAGCGCTCTGGACCTCTTCAAGCCCTGTTTTATTGCGGTAAGTAGCAACTATCTTTTTACCCTCACGGACATAAGCTTTGTATTCTTTGCTGTCTAGAGCTTCACGTAAACGCTTAATCCAGCGCGTGGCGGTCTGTCCAGGGTTTTTATCTTTGGGTAATTCGTCGGAATCCATCACGCTCATTGAGACACAAATAACAAAGATAGTCTATAAATTACCTACGCGGGGACATCATTGAGTCACGCATTGACCACATCTCATCCATTGTGGGAGGAGTAAATATCTGGTCAATTGGCTTCTGTGAGGCTGGTTGGTCACGTACCCAAGGGCGCGCCATGCAGCGATATCTAACAGAATCCGCCCAATGATCATTCCCTGCCATTGCATCATTACGGTCATTCTTATCATGCTGCAAGCCTTGCATAGTTTCAAACTCAGATGTCATTGTATCGAAGAAGTAAATCATAGGCGTTTCGTCCTTGCCTACGAAACGCTCACGACATTGTTGCCAGCCTGAAGCCCTACGCATATCAGCTCGCCTAAAGTGGATGCCGTAGCTTGTAAAGATTTCAAATATAGATGGACCAGTACCGCGCTTTTCCATGATATCGCCACCGGCAACACGGTCTATAATATTCTCGCCTGCCTCTCTAATCCGTATCTCGTTAGCAACATATGCGACAGTAGTCTTAGGTAAGCCAGCCCCATAAAATGAGCGGTAACAAACCTCAGCGCCCCTTGGAATTCCTGAAACAGAGCCATCGCTCGTAGCCCACCAGGTCACTGAAAAGGGGTCACCCTCGCCACATGCGCCCCAGTCCATACTCACCCCGCGTGGCCACCATAGGGGGATAGAGAAAGGGCGGATTAAATGGATCTTCTTATCCATCTCAGGGAAAAATGCGCCTACTATTGAATCCCAATTACCATCAAGCAAACTATCAACTAATGCTTTAGAGCCCAAGCCTTGCAAGCTACGTGTGTATTCTTCGCGGTTGATAGATGGATTGTCTGATAGTTTAGCAGGGATATACTGCCGGAGCATTCCACCATCTTCTTTAGGAGCATAGTGTAATTCCATAGGTTTGAAGCCTTGGACAAAAGCTTTTTTAAGATAGCTATGTCCAATGCCTCCAGGGTTTGAGGTATAGAGAGCACAAGGGAATAGGTCTTTATATTCGTCTGGAATCTTCAAGCTATCGGGCACTCTTAATCGTGCTCTAATAAACCTAATCATATTCTCCGAAAACTGACCTGCTTCCTCTAGATAAAGATTATGTATTTCAGGACCAAGTAACCTGGGCAAGTCTCGTTCATACTGACAAGAGCGTAGGAATATTTTAGAGCCCCATTTAAATCGTATCTCCCCATCAACAATATCAACCCATTTCTTTGCTATCCAAGGTGAGAGCATTTCCCTAAATCCTGAGGGTCCCTCTACATGGTTCAATTGCAAATCTTGACTGAACCTGCGCATGAACCAAGAATTCAGCCCAATAATCTTGCAGCTCTTTTCAATGGCATCAACTCTCGCTATAAACGACTTTCCACCGCCAGCACTACCTCCGTATAATTTCTCCCGTGCACGGCTCTGAAGAACTAGCGCTTGCTTAGAGTGAACTTTAATATTGAGAGGAACATACTCAATCTTTGGTTGATTTATCGTCATTTACTGTAATGTTTAGGGCAGGAACTAAGCGTAACTCACCGGAGAATTCCACCGAACTAGTCTCTCGCCATTGTAATCTAGTCTTACACCAGAATATCTGAGCTGTAACATTACCGCCCATTGCGGACTTATAGAGCGCTCCCGCCACATTCATATTTGCTTTAATGAGACCTTTGGATAGCTCTTCTTGAAAGTATTTCTTAATAGTGGACTCACCACATCCAATTAAGATCGCTACCTGGTCAGTAGTCATACCAACGGAAACAGCAGACTCTACAATCTTGCGCTGCTGCATTGTGGGGACAAATGCTGCTTTAGCCATCGAACGGCTCTCCGTTTATCTTGCACTCGAATGGTTTATTAACCTTCTCGCAGTGGTGCTTATACCGCTCGATAATAACCTGGCAGTATTTGGGATCTATCTCCATTCCGTAGCAGGTACGTTTGAGTTGATCGCAAGCAATTAGAGTAGTGCCGGAGCCTAAAAACGTATCTAAAACGATGTCGTTACGTTTTGAGCTATTAGATATAAGCTCTGCCCACAATGCTATAGGCTTCATCGTCGGATGGTCGGTGCTCTTGGAAGGCTTGTCAAACTCTAATACAGAGGTCTTTGTTCTGTCTTCAGTGAAATAGTGCGCTGCCCCAGGTTTCCACCCATAGAGTATAGGCTCGTGCTTGTAGTGATAATCACTATGACCGAGCACCATTGAGCCTTTAAGCCATATTAGCTGTTGACGATAAACCTCCTGCTCAATCCATTCGCTCAAGAACGTGCTATGCAGCGGTCCCCCAGGGGTTGCTGCATAGCACGTCGCTCCATCTTCGAGGTTGTCGAGTGCGTAACTTGTGGCATCATGCCAAAGGGTTGCAACCCCTTCAGTGTCTAGATCATCGTTATCTATCGTTAGAGCTTTCTTGGTTTTACCCTTATAGCTCACACCATAGGGAGGATCTGTTATCCACAGTCGAGCCTTGTGCGGCAATGGCTCTGCTTCTCTGCAGTCTATGCACCACAGTTTGTGTCGCCCGAGCTCAATGTAATCACCAAGCTTAATATATGGCTCATCAGGCAACTCTCCAGGATTATCATCCTCGCATACCTCTGGGTCTTCCTCTTCCGGAAACAAACTCTTTAGATCATCCAACCCCCACGGCTCTAGATCAAAATCGTTCTCCTCAAGAAATTCTAGCTCTAATGCCACACTATCAAAATCCCAGGCAGAATCGTTTTGTAACTTATTATCAAGTATGCGGTAGGCTCGTTTCTGTGTTTCTGAAAGACCTACTTTTTTCCAAACAGGCACGACTTTAAGGCCTAACTTTATTGCTGCCTCAAGTCGACCATGCCCAACGAGCACTACATTGTTTTCATCAATTACAATGGGCTGATTAAAGCCAAATTCTTTTATAGAGGTTGCAATACGATCTATTTGAGTATCGTTATGTATTCGATTATTTTGCGGATAGGGCGTTAAATCTAAAGGAGAAAGATCTAATTTTGATAGGCTCGACGCATTAGTCGATGACATAACTAGATGAGGACGTAACTATAAATGCTTGTATCTGATGCTGTACCAGCCACCGTGAACGAGGCACCAGAAGTGTAAGTCTTAACAGTCGGTATTGCACCTACCGTCCCGCCTACAGTCTTTAGTGTCGCTAGCATGATAGTGCCAGTGGTAAACGCCTTATCGCTGACAACAACGTTACTCGCGCCGTTAGCTGTGAATGTGCCCTCTGATTTGAATATTAGAGCAGCTGTTTGAGCTGGCAAACCACCGCCGCCTATTAGATCTGATTGCCTGCTCATTTCTTTTTACCTTTTTTAACTGGTTTCTTGAGTTTTTTAGCCATCTTTGCCCCCGTAATAGTACTTACATACACGAGGATGTGAGGATATACAATAAAATAAATGTAAAATAAATGAATCTATGTATTGACTAGTCTAGTCAATACTGTATAATAATAGTTATAGACAGTAAGACACGGGGAACACAATGACAACAATATACGCAATCAACAAAGCAGACCCTAAGCACTTAGATGAGGTAATTGCCCAAATGCAAGTACTTGGAGCGCCTACTGT